CCCCTGACGCCGGTTTGACATTGGTTGCAAAATCTGCACTTCTTGGCGGATGAAGCGACCCCAAGCCCAACTCGACGAGCCCGAACGCGCGGCCGAACCTAGCCCCCCTAGCCAGGCCGAGCTAGTCCCGGCGGGAGGGTCGCACACCGCCGCTCCCGCCGGGGCGCTGCCTTCCGATCCGATCCTCCTCATGATCGCAAATGCGGCGCGCGACCCGCTCGTCGACATTGAGAAATTCGAGCGGCTCATGGCGCTGCGCGAGCGCGTGAGCCAGGCCGACGCGCGCCGCGCCTTCTATGCCGCGCTCGCCAGGGCCAAGGGCGAATTTGGGCCGATCATCAAGCGCCGCGAAGTCGATTACGAGCACAAGAGCGGCGATGGCCGCACGAACTACCGTTACGAGGAGCTCGCCGACGTCGGCGCGGCGGTCGACCCGATCCTGTCCAAGCACGGGCTGAGCTATCGCCACAAGTCGTCGCAAGAGGGCGGCAGCAAAATCCGCGTCACGTGCATCTTGAGCCACGAGGACGGCTACAGCGAAGAAAACTCCCTCGAGGGCGTCGAGGACAAGTCGGGGATGAAAAACCCCAATCAGGCGATCGCCTCGACGGTCACTTATCTGCAACGCTACACGCTCAAGGAAGCCCTCGGGATCGGCGCGGCGCGCGATGACGACGGCCTGGGCGGCTCGCCCGCCGACCCGGTTATCGAGCCCGATGACGTCGCCTACGTCGAGCAACTCGTGCGCGACACGAACAGCAACCCCGTCGTGTTCCTCGAGACGATCGGCGCGCCGGCGATCGCTGAAATGCGAGTGAGCCAATACAAGCGCGCGATCGCCCTCTTGAACGAAAAGAAGCGGAGAGCGTCGAGTGGAGCAGCGGTCGGATGAGTGGTTTGAGGCTCGTTGTGGTTCGCTCGGCGCGTCCAAGATCGGCGTTGCTCTCGGGCGGCTTAAGCGGTCGGGCGAGCGCACAGCGGCGGCGATGGATTACCTCTATGAGCTCGCCGCCGAGCGCATCACGGGCGTACCGGCCAAGCGCTCCAATCCTATGTATTGGGGCCGCGACCACGAGGACGAAGCGCGGGCGTCCTACGCCTTTCTGACCAACCTCCCCGTCGTCAAGGTCGGCTTGATCCCGCACCCGAGGATCAAGGGCGCGCACGCCTCGCCCGACAGCCTGGTCGGCGACGAGGGCGGCCTCGAGCTCAAGTGCCCGACGAGCTCGACGCATCTGCAAACGCTCCTCGAGCAAGCCGTGCCCGACGATCATCTGCCGCAAGTGCATTGGGCGCTCGCGTGCTCGGGCCGGCAATGGTGGGACTTCGTGAGCTACGATCCGCGCTTCCCCGACCCGCTGCAATTCTTTCAAAAGCGCGTCATGCGCGACGAGACGATCATCGCCAGCATGGAAGCCGAGGCGCTCGACTTCCTCGGCGAGCTCGGCGGCAAGCTCCTCAAGCTCGATGAGCTCTATCCATGACGTTCGCCAGGCGCACCACGGTATCCGTCGAAAAGACGCGCGCCGAAATCGAGCGCGTGGTGAAGCGCTACGGCGCCAAGGGCTTCGCCTCGGCCTGGCAGGGCGACACTGTGCGCATCGAATTTCTGGCCCGCGATCGGCATATCCGTTTGACGATGACCGAGCCGCCCGGCGAGCAACCGACGCGCTCGAAATGGCGCTCATTGCTGTTGCTCGTCAAAGCCAAGCTCGAGGCGGTCGACGCCAAGATCACGTCATTCGAAGAGGCCTTCCTCGGCGATATCGTCATGCCCGACGGCCGCACCGTTTACGAAGCGACGAAGGGCCCGATCAAAGTCGCCTACGAGAAAAAGGAGCCGACCAACCTTCTGAGCGCTCCGCGACAACAGGGGGCGGCATGAAAAAACACCCACCTTTCCCGACGATCTGCGAGCGGTGCGACCGAAAGATCGACGACGACACGGGATGGGGCGTCCTGATTTGGTACGCGGCCCAAGCGCAACCTTCCGCCAAGGCCGAGGGGCCGCGATCCAACAGCCTCGCGGTCTGCGGCTATTGCCTCCACGCCATGGCGAAGTGGCTCTGCGCGGAGGACGCATGAGGCTCACGCGCATCGTCAACGATACGAACCGCGCCGAGCTCATGGCGGCGCTTAAAGCCGCGCCGATCGGCGCGCAATTCGACTTGGTCGACGACCCGCGCACGTCGAAGCAAAACCGGCACATGTGGGCGCTGCTCAACGAAGTCTCGGCGCAACTCGCATGGAACGGCGAACGCTACGTGCCCGCCGAGCCAGGCGATCCCGGCCGACGCTACGGGCCCGACGATTGGAAATGCGCCTTCATGCACGCCATGGGCTTCACGTGCGGGACCATGCGGGCGCTGCGGGGCGAGGGCATGGTGGCGATCGGCTATCGATCATCGCATCTCGACAAGGAGACGTTCGCCGACTTGATCGAGACGATATACTCGCAAGGCCTCCAAAGAGGGGTCGTTTTTCCAGGGTGAAAAAACAATGCTCGCCAAACTTCCCGCTTCGCCTCCCCGCATCGCTCGCCTTCCCAAGGATCATCGCGGCTATCCGGTCCCGTGGTTCGTCGCCTACTTCAAAGACGGCAAGGAGGCCGCGCGCAGCGACCCCGACGCCCTGCCCGACTTCCGCGTCATCGCCAGCGGCAAGCGCGAGCTCGCCGTTAGGAAGCGCCTTTGTTGGGTTTGCGGCGAGCCGATGGGCGTTCATCAAGTCTTTCCGGTCGGGCCCATGTGCACCGTCAACCGCACGAGCATGGAGCCGCCCTGTCACCGCGAGTGCGCCGAATACTCGGCCCGCGCTTGCCCGTTCCTGACCGTGCCGGCACGCCGGCGCAACGAGGAGGGCATGGAGGGCAAAGACTACGTTGTCGACGGCGACATGATCGCCCGCAATCCTGGCGTGATCGCGCTTTGGGAAAGCCCCTTTACGAGGTTCAAGGTTCATAACGGTTGGCTCATTCGCCTCGGCGAGCCGACCCGCGTCGATTGGTGGACGAAAGGACGCCTGGCGACGCGGGCGGAAACGCTCGACGCGATCGACGCTGGCTATCCGTCGCTTTTGGAGGCGGCGCACCGCGACGGGCCCGAGGGCCTCGAGGAGCTCGAGCGCTTCCGGCTGCGCGCCCTTAACTATCTGCCGGCGGCCGCATGACATGAGCGACGTCGAGCGCGTGCGCGAGGAAATGTATCGCATGGCGATGGGCGTGCACCGCGACCAGTTGGCCGACCGCTATCTTGCGGAGTTTTACCCTCGGTTGAAGCGCGCGAAGCCGGCCAAGAAAGCGCCGAAGCGGCCCGACCGCGACCCGCGCGAGATTATCCAAGATGACGAGCGCATCCTTCGCGAGTTGAGGCTTTTCAATCCGCCCAAGTCGAACGTGGCGATCGGCAACCATGTCGGGGTCGACGGCGGCCGAGTTTCCGAGGTTCTCAAGGCTACGGGCGCCCGGTCCTATACCGAAGTGCTGCGCTATCTCAACGACGTTGTGCGGCCCGCCCTCGAGCGCGGCGACGACGGGCCCTATCGAGCATGGGCCAAGGCGAAGAAAACATGAGACGCAAGCGCCGCGAGTTCTCGCTCGCCGATCGGATCGCCATTCGTGGGCGCGCCTCCGATGCGAGCGGCCGCGTGCATTGCGAGCGCTGCGGCCGTTGGTGTCCGAAGAAAGCCGACTATCAAATCGACCACGTCATCCCCGAGGGCTTGCGGCCGGCCGCCGATCTTGGCCGCAAGCTCACGCCGGCCGACGGGCAATTGCTGTGTGTCACGGTCTGTCACCCGGAAAAGACGAAGGGCGACAAGGGCGATATCGGCAAGGCCGTGCGGCTCGAGGCGGCTCACCTTGGCGTGTCGAGGCCGCCGGCCCGCAAGATCAATTGGGGCGCCCGCAAAGAGCCGAAGCCCGCGCTCACGAAGATCGCCAACGGCAAGTCGAGAATTGCACGGGAGTACGAACAATGAACCGGAAGGGTGAGCGGCTGAAATACACTCTTCGCCTGACCCGGAAGGAATTGATCGTCATTGAAAGCTTGTTGCGCGGCGCGGATCGCGAAACGCTTCGGGCGCTTGTCGACGCCTTCAACGAGGCTGTCGGGGAGGACATCCGGCACATTCACCACATGGACCCGAGGGACGCCGAGCGCTTGGCGGATCGAATTTTGTACATTGAACAGGAGTGGGCGGAATGAACCAACGGCCATCACTGCGCGAGGCGCTCGCCCGCGCCGACGTCGCCGAGCTCGACGAGGTCGCCGGCGAGCTCGGCCGCCAGGCCATCATGAACGCCCTGGCCGAGGTCCCCGAACCGCCGCCGCCGCCGCCGCCGAAGCGCTACGAGCCGAACGAAGAGGAGGAGCGCCAGCGGTTGCTCGACGCGGCGCTCGCTGACGCGATCGAAATGGTTAACCGCCATCGATCGCGGCTCGGCCGGCGCGTGTGCTCGAGGCCCGACGGGACCGTGACGCGCCAAGTCTATGAGCTCTTGCGCAGCATGGCCGGGGCTGACGGCGGCAACGACAGCGATCCAAGCTTTCAGTGATGGAAAGGGAGAGGCGAACAATGGGGAAGCGCGAATTTTTAACCCCTCGCCAGGTTTTGGAGGCGGGCAATCTTATCGACGGGCATTGCCGGTTAATTGAAGGGTTCGCCGTCTATGACGACGGATGGTCCGACCGGCGCATTGCCGACCAAATGAAAGTTCGAACCGACTTCATCCACAATCATCGGCGAAAGCTCATCGGCAATTTACAGCCGGTCCCGCCCGCCGAGGTTAAAAAGACGTTACTCGAAAAAATGGCGGCGCAGCAATTGATCGTCGACGCGCTGATGCAATGGGCGGCAGAAAGGCCGGTCAATCCTTTTCGTCGGCCGGGCCAGGGACAACTAGACCTGAAAATCGTCAAGTCGTCGTAGACGGCTGGCGCGCCCGGTATCTCGAGCGCATCCAAAGCGAGGAATGGAAGGCCCTAAAATGGGGGTTGGTTCGCGAGCGCGGGCAGCGATGCGAACAATGCGGGTGCATAACGATCATGCTTGAGTTGCACCATAAGACGTACAAACGGCTAGGGCGGGAGTTGCCTAAAGACTTGCTGCTGCTTTGCTCGGCCTGTCATCCCGCCGCCGATCGGAAGCGCGCCAGGAACGGCCGCGCGCGATCCAGGCGGGCGCTCAAGCGCTGGCGCGAACAGAGGTCCCAATGAACACGCATAGCCCACGCGGCGAATTGTTGGGCCTCGAGGCCGCCGCCAAACGCGTCGGCATGAGCACTGAGGCGTTTCGCCGCCTGGTGAAATCCGGTCACGGCCCGCCGGCGACAAAGCGGCCAGGGTCGAACCGTTGGTTTTTGTGGGCCAACGAGCTCGACGCCTGGTTTGATAGCGGCCGGCTTACGCCGCGCGCTTCTTGAGCGGCACGACGTTGGACAGCGCCGCGAGTTGAGCGCCCCACGCGTCGAGCGCGAGCCTTTGATCCTCGACCGTCTCGGCCTGGTTGTAGACCCCGGCCACGCCCTTGCGGACGCCCGTCAAATGGCCGAGCAAATCCTCAACGACCAGCGGATGGACTTTCGCCTTGTGCATGCGCGTCGCGACGGTGCGTCGGATATCGTGCAGCGTCCAACGATCGCCCGCCGGCATGGCGGCGCGCACCTTGGTCGTTTGCTTATCCCAACCTTGCAAGGGTGCGCGGAAGCCCGACCCCTCGCCGAAGATATAGGCGGCCGGCGCGAGGCCTTCGACGCGCCCCTTAAGCATCGGCACGAGCGCCTTGGCCATCGGGATCACGCGCGCGCGGCCGGTCTTGGAAACGACCGCCGGAATTGTGATCGTGCGCTCGTCGAAGTCGAACCAATTCGGTTGCATGCTGGCGCCCTCATCGCGGCGCGCGGCAGTATGCAAGAGCACGCGGATGAAATCGGAAAACGTCGAGTCGTCGGCCGTCGCGCTCATCATCGCGGCGAGCTCGGCATCGGACAGCACGCGGGCGCGCTCGCGGCTCTTCTCGCTCACTTGCTTGGGCACGCGATCGAGCACGTTTTCGCGCGCGTGATCGCGGAGTTTCGCCCACCCGAGCCAAGCGCGAATTTCGGCGTGCGCGCGGTTGGCGGCGATCGGTCCGCTGTTGGTCCGGACGTCGTCAAGATGGCCGACCATTTCGGACTGCGAAATCGACGAGACGGCGCGCTCGTTGAACGGCGCGAGGACGCGCCGCAAGCGCTGCATGCGATCGCGCCGCGAGACTTGCTTGAGGGGCGCGTCGGCGAGGAAGCTCGGCTCGTATTTATCGAGCGAGACGGTCACTGTGATCGCGCGTTGGCGCTCGACATGTTCGGCGACGACCGCGTCCTTTTTCTCGACGCTCGGGTCTTTGCCTTCGCTGAGCGCGACGCGATGACGATGGACGATCTTTCGCGCGTCCTCGAGCGACGTCGCCGGAAACGAAATGCGCGCGTTTTTCTTGGTGAGCGGCGAGCGAAATTCAAACGACCACGAGCGGGCGCCGGTGGCGGAAATGCGCAGCACGAGCCCGCGCTCGCGCAGTTCTTTGAAGCCGGTTTTCGGCGCCGGCGTGGTGTCGACGATTTTCTGCGTCAGAGGCTTTGTCATTGGGTTTGTCCTTGTTCTTCTAGGAGCGGGGCCGTGTGGGCTGTATGTGGGCAAGAACTGCCCTTGAACGTGTCATTAGATCACGTGCTCCAATTTGTCAAATACCGGGAGACGCCGACGAAACCAACTAACAGCGAGGATTGGATGGTTGGGTTTGTCGGCCCACATAGGGGGTCGTATGTGGGCACGAGGCGACTGAAAATTACGGTGTCGGTGGTTCAATTCCACCCCTGGGCACCACTTCCTAAGCCTCTGAAAAGAAAAGCGAAAATCGGCCCCCACGAGGGGCCTTTTTCATGCCCTGCCCACACGGGAAATCGGCTCTATGTGGGCGCCATGTGGGCAAAAGCGGTCTGTCCGGTTCCGTCTATTCCGTCCGAGCGGTTGCCAAACGTGTTGCAGAAATCGTAACAAGCGGCCATGCGCCAGTGCGGTGACTGCCAGCTTTGTTGCAAGCTCCTGCCGGTGCGCTCGGTGGCCAAGCTCGCCGGCCAACGATGCTCGCATCAAAGCCATTCGAAGGGGTGCAAGGTTTACGCGCGCCTGGCGTCGGTTTCGCCCGAGTGTCGGCTATGGTCTTGCCGCTGGCTCGTCGAGGATGACACGAGCGATTTGCGCCGCCCCGACCGCTCGCACTACGTTGTCGATATCATGCCCGACTTTGTGACTTTGCAGGACCCCGACACGGGCATCCTCGAGCATGTTCAAGTCGTGCAAATTTGGGTCGATCCGCGCTATCCCGACGCGCACCGCGACCCGGCCTTGCGCGCCTATCTCGAGCGCCGCGCCGAGGAGCGGATCATCGGCCTCGTGCGCTTCGACAACAAGAAGGGAATGGCGCTCTTTCCGCCTTCGCTTTCAACGACCGGCGAGTGGTACGAAAAGGGCAACGGCCAGAGCGTCGACAGCCACACGCCCGAGCAACTCTTGCGCGCGATCGGCCGACCGAATACACCGCTCTAAAATACCGCTCACTTTAGGAGAAAAATATGGAAGCCAGCATTTGCATCATCGTCGCCTGTGCGTTCATCGTCGCTTGTCTCGCTGACGTGAAGAAGCCGTTTTAATTCTGACCCGGCAATTGACCCGCCGCGCCCCGGCTCAACAGAAGCGACCGCATCGCGTCGCGGAACGGCGCGACGGGTAGGACCGGCGCTTGCGCCTGGCCGGTCGAAAAGGCGGTTTGCGCGGCGGCGCGCGCTTGTTGTTGCGCCTTCATGCCGGCGGCTGCCAAACGGTTCTTGAGAAGGAAGCCGGCGCCGAGGCCGGCGAGGTCCTCGGGGATTTGAGCCCACGCCGGTTGATGGCCTTCCTCCGTACCGGTGAGGCTCAAGGCTCCTGCGCCGGCGAGGCCGACCGCCGGCCACATCAAATGATGTTTCAAATCCCACATCGTTAAGCCCTGGCCGCTGGTCAGGGGCGCTTGCGCCGTGTCCGAGAGCGTGTTGGCCGCGTCAAATTGCGGCGTGCCCGGCTTGATGAAACCCATGCCCGACTTGCTGTTCATATACGCGCCCATCTGCGCGCCGAGGTCGGGCTTGTTGCCGCTTTGGCTCTTCTGGACCATCGTGTTGAGAGTATCGACGTCCTGGGCGCGGCCGTGGATGAGGTCGCCGGCCTTTTGCACGAGCCCCGCGTAACCGGCCGCTTGGTTGCCGGCCGGAACGCCCGCGAACGGCAAGCCATTGTCCATGACGTTGCCGAGCGCCGCGCTGAGCTTGGGCGCGTATTCCTGATCTTGCACGCTCGAGCCCGGAGCGCTGGCGATCTTGTCGAGGCTGCGCTGCGCCTCCTGAATGTTGCGGCCGGTCAGCTGCGCCGAGCCGTAAAGGTCATCGAGGATGGCCGACGTCCCGGTCGCTTGCTTGAGGCGCTTATCGGTGAGGTCGGTCGTGTTGCCGATCGTTTGCTTGAACGCGTCGAGCTGTGGGTGCACTTCGCTTTTCGCATCGAAGATGATGTTGTCGAGCGGCTTGTAGATTTGCTGCGCGGCGGCGTGGAGGTCGTCAGCCGAAATCGGGGGGGTGAGCGTGCCGCCTCGGCCGACAACGCCGCCAGGCGCGCCGCCCAAGGCCCCGAAGCCGGTTCCGACGGCGATATCCCAAGGCGACACGGCCTCGTTGCGCCCAACCTCGCCGGCGGCCGTCGAGCCGCCGCCGACTGCGGCCGAGCCGAGCACGCCACCCAACCACTTGTTGCCGCCAACGAGCGGCGTGAGCGCCGAGCCCGCGCCGCTGGCGAGCTCGCCGAGCGGTCCGCCGCCGGTCATGGTCGCGGCGATCGTGCCGGCCGTGCCGAGCCGGCTCGAGGCGGCCGCCGTGTCGGCCTTCGCTGACGCGAGGTTGCTCAAATAGTCCGTGCCCTTGGTGTTGCCGGTGGCGTCGCCATAGAGCGCCTTGAGGCTGGCGGTCAGGCTGTCGCCGGCGCCGTATGTGTTGGCCGCCGTGCGCGCATAGTCGGAAGCTGCGCCGCCGATTTGGCTCAAGCCCGACCCGAGCGAGGCAAGGTGCGCCATCACGAAATCCTTGGTCGACGCGTTGGCGGCGCGCGGATCGGACCAAGCCATATTGCCGAGCGTGTCGGGGCCGGGCTGAGCGATATCGCTCGAGGCGGCCGCCGTCGTCGGCGTGAAGCCCATCAAAGGGTCGGGCGCCGCCGCAACCGGCTTGAAACCAAAGAGCGGATCATCGGCCATTAGAGCCCCGTCGGATCAATGCCCTGGGCGCGCAAGTGCGCGATGAGCGGGCCGCGCTGCGTCGGGTCTTTGGCGATCAAGGCTTGCGCGGCCGTCTTGGTGTCGTCGGGCATGGGCTTGAGCACCGTACCGGCTGGCGCGGCCGACGGCGCGGCGGCCGACGGCGCGGCGGGAGGCGGCCGAGGCGCTTGGTGCGGGACAAAGAGGTCGCCGCCCGGCTTATAGATCGGGCTGACCTTGTCGTAATCCGCGTCGCTCAAGTCAGGGCTCGCCAGCTGGCCGGACTGGCCGAACAATTGCGCCCGCTTCGTTTGCAGCTTGGCGATGTAGTCTTGCACGCCCTGGCGGAAGTCGGCCGGCGATTGCGCTCGGTTCGACATGGTCGACTGGCTCGGCAAGTCTTGCTTGAGCTCCTGTTGGGAGATGCGGCCCGCGCCTTTGAAATCCTGCACGCCCGAGGCGTATTGCGAGCCCATGACCTTACCGTACAGCGAGAGCGCGTCTTGCGTGCTCGACGCCAGGCCGGGCGTTTCCGAGGTTTTGTGCTGGTTGGTCCACCCGCCGACGATATCGTCGAGGCCCGGCTTGTTGAGCAAGGCCTGGCTGTCGGCGATCATCTGGTCATAGGCCGTCTTGGCCGGCGCGAAATTGGCGGTGTCGGCCGAGAGGTCTTTCTGCCGCGCGAGTTGCTCGGCCGTGTTCGTCGCCGTGTACGCGTTGTAAGACGTCGGATCGCCAGGCGTCCACGGGACCGGCTTTCCTTGGTCGCGCAAGGCCTTCTCGGCGTGCATCTGCGCTTGCCAGGCAGGATTGCCGCCGACGCCGGCTTGCGTCTCGAGGATTTTCGACATGATCGTGGGGTCGGCCATGACGGCCGGCGCATAGCTCTGGTCGATCCCCGCCTTGTCGAGCATGGCCGGGATCGCCTGGCGATAGGCCGCCATCTGTTGCTGTTCGATATTGTATTGCTGCAACTTCATGAGGTTGGCCATGGTCGAGCCGGGGTCGCCGCTCATGTTGTCGAACTCATGCTCGATCGAGTTGCGCTGGCTCATCGGCGAGAACGCCGCCGTCAACCCCGCCAGGCCGCGATTGAATTGCTCGTTGGCTTGCTGGCGCTGCGTCAGCTGCACGAACATTTGCCCGAGGTCGGGCGGGGTCTGAATGGCTTGTGGCTGCGGTGGCGGCGGCGTCGCGCCGCCAGGCCCGCCGGGCGCGGGCGACGGTCCCGAGGCGCCGGGACCGCCGCCCTGCCCCGCCGGAGCCCCGGGAGGGCCTGCGGAGGCCTGGGGGGCGGCGAGAGGTTGCGGGCCAGCTGGCGAGCCTGGCTGGCCCGGCATTTGGCCCAAGCGGGCGGCGATCTGCGTCATCGGGTCGGGGTGACCCGTCGCCGACATAATCAGATCCAAGATGCTGCCGGCCACGGCTCAACTCCCTTTCGATTGGAGGCCGCGCAAGATCGTATTGAAATTTTGCGTGAAGCCCGAGCCCGCGCCGCTCGAGGCCGGTTGCCAATTGGCGAGGAAGTTTTGCAGCACGCCGGGCGTCGGCTGGCCGCCGGTTGAAGGGGCCGCCGGCACGGTCGCGCCGGGCGTCGTCACCTTGCCAGGATTGGCGAGCAGCGAAAGCGTTTGCTGCCAATTGTTCGGCGCGGCGGCTGCGCTCGAGGCCGCCGGCGCGGCGGCCGCCGCCTGCGCCTGTTGCGCCGCTTGCGGGAGTGAGGAGTGGCCAAGCAGAGGATCAAGTTGCGACCAATCGCCATAGCCTTGCTGGTACAAACCCGACGCCGGCGAGCCTAGCGGCGGACCCGTTTGCGCGGCGGGCGCGGCCGCTTGCGGTTGCGCCGGCGTCGAGTTGAGCGTCATCCCCGGCGGTGGCTGGATCGCCTGGCCCTGCGCATTGGTCGGCGTGCCGGCATAGCTCGCCGGCCAGGGGAGCTTTTGCCCGTAGTAATTCGAATATGGGTTCGTCCATTGCGACGGATCGAAGTTCGCAAACGGGTTGGGGTCAAAGGTCGGGGTGCTAGCCATAGCCGGCGTCTCCGTAAGGATTGCCCATCATCGCCATCATCTGCTGCAACTGTTGCATCGAGCCGAGTTGCGTCCCGAACTGGCCGCCGATCGGCGCGCCGCCGGCGCTGGCGTAGGGGTTTTGACCGGGCGGGGCCGAGCTCCATTGCGCCGGCGTCGCCAGGCTGTTGAGCGTGTTGCCGTAAATCTGGCTCGACT